GAACCACTTGCTCCTGATGAACCTGAAGTACCATCATTTCCATCATTTCCTGAAGTACCTGACGAACCTGATGTTCCTGATGTTCCTGAAGTACCACTAGTACCTGATGTACCACTATTACCTGAAGTACCACTTGATCCAGAAGTTCCACTTGATCCACTTGTTCCTGATGATCCTGATGAACCTGAGGAACCACTTGAACCTGAAGATCCTGAAGATCCACTTGTACCACTAGTACCACTATCACCTTTATCACCTGTTACAACAAATGATGCTATAATATCTTCTCCATTAGTTAATGCACTACCACCTGATGCCTCATTTGAAATATCTAAATTCCAATATACTCCTTGATCAGTTAAATCGGATATTGCAAATAATAAGAAATCACCTGAGTCGTCTTTGTCAGCTAATCTTACATGACCTTTTACAGCTGAGGTCGAACTGTCTATTGTTTGTAAAAAGGATTCAATACTATTACCATCATCATCAGTTTGACTTATTGCCATTACTGTTGCTGAAGGTTGTGTTGAATTATTTAATCTTATTTTTCCTGTTCCTGGGTTTGTTCCTGTATTGGTTGCAGTTGCAAAAGTATAATCAAATGTAGCACCTCCAAAATTACCATCTTGTCCTGAAGTACCACTTGAACCTGATGAACCTGAAGAACCACTTGAACCGGAAGAGCCACTAGACCCACTTGAACCTGAAGTTCCTGAATTACCAGAAGTACCTGAAGTACCCGATGTTCCGCTATTACCAGAAGTACCACTTGAACCAGATGATCCAGAAGTTCCAGAAGAACCACTTGATCCTGAAGATCCCGATGTGCCACTATTACCTGAAGTACCGGAAGTACCTGATGTTCCTGAAGAACCACTTGATCCACTAGAACCTGAAGAACCACTTGTTCCTGAATTACCCGATGTACCACTTGAACCTGAAGTTCCTGAAGTTCCACTATTTCCTGATGTACCACTTGTACCTGATGTTCCAGAAGTACCACTTGAACCTGAGGAACCACTTGAACCAGAAGTTCCAGATGAACCTGAAGAACCTGAAGATCCGGAAGAACCAGAAGAGCCAGAAGACCCAGATGAGCCACTTGTACCTGATGATCCACTTGAACCACTTGAACCTGAAGATGCAGCAGCTTCTTTAGTACCAACTCTACCTGAAGTGTCAACTGTTAAAACAGTATTATCAGAAATTGCTGGTAATGAAGTTAATTCTAAATTGGCAAATGAAGCTGTTGTTGTAGCTGATCCACTTAATCTACCGTCTATATCAACTAAACCTGATCCACTAATATCTAAAATTGGAACTCCTGATATTGGGGCAACACTAAATAAATTTTGTACTAAATCATCATCAACAGAAAATAATTGGCCTTGAGAACCTTGAACGTCTAAAATTGTTGAACCAGAACCTGATACAGTTAATAAAGTTGAACTTGAAAAAGTTAAATTAGCAGAGGCTGTAGCTGTTGTGCCATTAAAATCAACTAATACTCTAGTTGGACCAGAATTTACAACATTAATAACACCACTTGTTCCTGAAGTACCTGAAGTACCAGATGAACCTGATGATCCCGAAGAACCACTTGAACCTGAAGAGCCACTAGAACCCGAAGAGCCACTTGTACCAGAAGAACCTGATGAACCACTTGATCCTGAAGATCCAGAAGTACCACTATTACCTGAAGTACCGGAAGTACCTGAGGTACCTGATGTACCTGATGTACCACTGTTTCCTGAAGTACCCGAAGTACCACTTGTTCCAGAAGAACCACTAGTTCCTGAATTACCACTAGTACCTGAAGAACCAGAAGATCCACTTGAACCTGAAGAGCCACTAGAACCTGATGTTCCACTATTTCCTGATGTTCCAGAAGTACCAGAAGTACCGCTATTACCAGATGTACCACTAGATCCTGATGATCCAGAAGAACCGGATGAACCACTAGTACCGGAAGTACCTGAATTACCTGATGTACCTGAAGAACCACTTGATCCACTTGATCCGCTTGAACCAGATGAACCTGATGAACCACTTGATCCACTAGTACCTGATGTACCATTAGCGTTAAATTGGAATACTACTTTTTCTCCAGCTGAAGGTAAATCACCATTTAAGTAAGCAATAGGAATAACATAATAACTTGAATTATCTGTAATATTACCATCAATAGTGAAAATCATATAAGTACTATCACTATTAGTATTAGATTTAATTACTAAAGTTCCTTTATTTGTTGCAGTACCAAAATCATCCCAAGTTTCTATATAATCACCAACATTTGCTCCATCATCTGTGGTTGCACTTAGTGCCATTTGAGTAGCTGAAGCTATTGATGAATTATTTATTCTAAAATCACCATTACCTGGATCTGCTCCTACATTAGTATTTGTTTCAAATCCATATAGTAATCCTCCTTTGTCACCTGAAGATCCACTTGAACCACTTGATCCAGAAGATCCTGATGTACCAGAAGAACCACTTGTACCACTATTACCTGAGGTACCACTTGAACCGCTAGAACCTGAAGAACCGGATGAACCACTTGAACCGCTAGTACCTGAATTTCCTGAAGTTCCACTTGTACCTGAAGTACCTGAAGATCCAGAAGAACCGGATGAACCTGATGAACCAGAAGTACCAGAAGTACCAGAGTTACCACTTGTACCTGAAGTACCACTTGTACCATCACCACCAGAAGCACCATCTAAGTTAATTGTAAAACTAGTATAAGTTCCTGAACCTACTGTTCTTGTTGGAGAACCAAAAGCTAAGGCTCCTGTTCCGCTGTTATATGTTGTTACCTCACATTCTTGAAAATTATTAACATCATGAACAATGATAATAGATTGTGCAGGGGTATATGCTAAACCAGTACCAACAGTTAATGTACCACTATTTCCTAAAGTAAAACTTGTAGTAGAGGTTGTTTTATAGTTATCTGAAGTACCTGATGTACCACTTGTTCCTGAAGTACCTGAAGAACCACTAGAACCTGATGAACCTGATGATCCAGAAGAACCGGAAGATCCGGATGAACCACTAGTACCTGATGAACCCGAAGAGCCACTTGTACCAGAAGAACCAGAAGAACCTGATGAACCAGATGAGCCACTTGAACCACTTGTACCTGAAGATGCTGCTCCTTCTTTAGTACCAACAACACCATCAGTATTAATAGTTAAAACTGTATCATCACTAATTGCTGGTAAGTCTTTTAATAATAAATGTGCAAAAGAGGCTGTAGTATTAATAGAACCACTAACCATTGATTGAGTTACTTCAAAATAAGGTGCTTGGGAAGCCGAAGGTAAAAATTCAAATTTTGAAGCTGCAAATTGAAGTTCCTTAGATGGTTGACTAGCTGCGTCTCTGTCTATTACTTGTATAAATCCAGTACCTGTATCGTTTCCAATTTCTATATGACCATCACCTGAATTTCCTAATATTGTTAAAGTTGATTGTGGATTACCTTCTCCAATACCAACCATACCATTAGAAGCAAAAGTTACAGTTACCTGTCTACTTCCACCTTCTGAAGTTCTATGGCCCCATTGTAATCTAGCAGATGAATCAATTGCTTGATCCCATATTCTAACTCCGGCTCTTGATTGTCTTAAAGCTGAATTGGTTGAATCGGATCCACTTAAATGAAGTTTAGCACTAGGGGAAATTGTACCAATACCAACTCTACCATTAGTACCTTCTAAAAATATACCATGCCCAAAAGAACCACTTACTTGAAAATCTCTATTAGTATCAGGGGATAAAGTTAAAGCCCCTGCTGAGTTATGTAGTTTCCCAACAAATGTTGATGATGTACCAACTTTAAATCCATTAACGGCATAAGCTGAATTATGAATATAAATGTCATCCGAAGTTGATGGGGAAGTTCCGCCAACATTTAATGTTGTACCATTGAATGTTAAATTAGCTTCACCATTAATTGTAGATGTTCCTGTAGCTGTTAAAACTCTATTATCTACATTATTAGTTATAGTAGTTGTACCACTTGAACCTGAAGAGCCACTTGAACCTGATGAGCCACTTGTTCCAGAAGTACCACTATTACCTGATGTACCTGAAGAACCAGAAGAACCTGATGATCCACTAGAACCACTTGACCCACTTGTACCTGAATTTCCCGAAGTTCCTGAAGTACCAGAAGTACCTGATGTACCACTTGTACCAGAATTACCTGATGTACCACTTGAACCAGAAGAGCCTGAAGAGCCTGAAGAACCCGAAGTACCTGATGTTCCACTATTACCTGAAGTACCTGATGAGCCACTTGAACCTGAAGAACCTGATGTACCTGATGAAGCAGCATTTTCTCTTGTACCAACTACTCCCGAAGAATTAATTACTAATGTAGTTTCTTCAGATCCCTGATTTGAAAGACCAGTTAGTTTTAATTCATTTAATTCAGCGTTAGATCCACTGATTACTACTTTTTTCCAATTTGGCATATCTATTCTATTAGGTTGGCTACTGTTTTATCAGTCCACTTCCCTTTCGGGCCTTAATATTTTGTTATAAATATGTTAAGATTTTTTAGCTTGTCCAGGAGGGGGTGGGATATTATTTTCTTTTTCCTTTTCATCAATTGCCTGGATTTTATTTATCAATTTAGCTTGAAGCATGCCTATAAACATAGCATCAATGCCTTTAATTGGGATATAATCCAATGCAGTTCTTAAAGCCCTAATTTCCCTGGCACTAAGCTTTTGCAAATTATACATAACATTATTTATTAAGTTCCTTGAATTGTTCTTGAATCTTTAATGTCACATTATAGCAAGTCTCTACATACTCACCTTTAAATAAACTATTTTTAATAGTGACAAGTAAAAATTCAAGTTCTTTTCCAGTTAATTCTAAGTTTTTTGTAGGTGGATCAGATTTTTTAGTCTTACCATCTACAACAACATTATTAGATTTAAACGCCATAAACCATTTTAATATTTTAAACAACAATTATTTTAATTTTTACGAGTAAATAAAGATATCTTGTGATGATGAAACAAATATATTTCCTTTAGCTACATATCTTGAAGCTACTGTACTTGTTGTTTCAGCTCCACTGCCACCAATAACAACAGCAGAAACAAAGGCATCTGGAGCAAAAGCAGCTGAACCGTCATCTGCATCAATCGATCCCGAGAATCCCCATCTTGTTGTTCCAGCATCAAAGAAATATCCTTCTCCTTTATCTTGTACTGTTTGTTGTATTACTAAACCTCCATCTCCAACAGTTGTAGAACCGGAAGCTAATAATATAAATCTATCTTTAACTAATAAATTTTCTGTATTTCTAAATGAAGCAGTACCGTCAACAGTTAAATCATGAGTAATTATTACATCACCAGTAACAGTTAATAATCCGTTACCATCTGAACCACCAGCACTAGCAAAAGTTAATTTTTGTTCTGCATTTAATTCACCTGGAGTACCTGTTGAAGTAGTTACTCTATCATTACCTTCATTAGTAATTGTAGCAGCTCCTGATGTACCACTTGAACCAGAAGATCCACTTGTACCAGAAGAACCACTAGATCCAGAGGAACCTGATGAGCCACTAGTACCACTAGTACCTGAATTTCCTGAAGTACCAGAAGAACCACTTGAACCACTTGATCCACTTGAACCAGAAGAACCAGAAGTACCAGAAGTACCACTATTTCCTGAAGTACCCGAAGTACCACTTGTACCCGAGGAACCACTTGTACCACTATTACCTGAGGTACCAGACGAACCTGATGAACCGCTTGAACCAGATGAACCAGAAGTACCAGAAGTACCAGAATTACCCGATGTACCTGAAGAACCACTTGATCCACTAGAACCTGAAGAACCACTTGAACCTGAAGAGGCTGCATTTTCTCTTGTACCAACAACTCCTGAGGTATTAATTGTTAATACTGTATCTTCTGTTGGTTGATTACTTAAGTTAGATAAGGATAAATTGGCTAATTCTGCCGCTGAACCACTAACTATTACTTTTTTCCAATCTGCCATTTTTACTTAGAAATTATATTTTATTATACATATATTATTTTACCCTAAACCTACATAGAATTCATCAGAAGAATAAATTATTCCACCTTCTATAGCAGCAGGCAAAGTACTAAATTCAGTTAAAGCTACTATACCATCATTATTAATACTAAGACCCTGATTAGTGCTAGTATTTTTAATTAACAATAAATCATTAGAACCATCACTTTGTACAGATAATCTTGATCCTGCAGATGCACCACCAATACCAAGATTAGTACCATCAAAAATTAACTGGGGATTACCTCTAATTGTATCACTAGCACCAGTTGCACTTAGTACATAATTATTAACGTTATTTAGGATATTAATACCTGATCCACCTCCACCACTGCCACCTATTACCTGGTAGGATCCAACTTTTACACTATCAATAAATCTTACATTACTTGCCATTATTTATTTTTTAATTCTGTTCCTCGTGTCACATCGGAAATATCACCAATTTCACCAATATCTTCCCTTTGTCTTCTAGTTCTACCATCTTTTGTTTTTACTACACCTTCATCAAAAATTTCTGAATTTGAAGTTGTTTCCATTGTAATAATAAATTTACTTTTAGTATTATATTTATTTATTGCAGTCATATCTTTTTGTATGGTATCAGGTATAATATAACCTCTTAATCTTATATTAAAATTACCAATTACTAATCTATCCTTACCAGGGGTTGTACTAGTTTGAGTAGTAAAACTATCAATAAAAGCTCTAAATTTAAATCTTTCTGGATCGCCCCAATAAGCATCAGAAGCATATTCACAAGCTTCAATTATTTTATTAAGTTGTTCCATATAGTAAGTTTGGATTAAAACACTGTACTCTAAAGTTAAAAAATCAGGTACAGCTACAGCATACATTTGTTTAGATGGTATTTTGTTATTAATAACTGCAAAATTACTATAAAAGTTTTTTGGATTAAAAGCTCTTTGAAAAGAAGCATATAAATTAGGATCATTAGCATCTAATTTATTATAAACTGATCTATCCTTTGTTATAGTATCTCTTTTTACTACCATAATTGGGAGCATTATAGCACCCTTTTTATCTCTATAATAACCATCCCTTTGGAAAGATTTCCATCTTTCTGGAGCAGCATAAATTATTGGTACATTTCTTCTTTCTCCATTTTGGTAAACAAAAGGTTTAATTACATTTTGAAAATAAAAAAACACAGCTTCATCTATATCTTTTATACCAATTGAAAAAGGTTTATTTGTATCATCTTTCCAAGATAATTTAGTTGATCTATTAAAATCAATTCCCGTTTCATTAAATTGAACTGGTACTGGGATATTAGGATTACCATACCTAGCATCAGAAGGTTGTTGCTGATCAATGCTAATTTGCTTTTGTGTTTTTGGTATAGGTTTTCTTGGTATAGCCATTAAAATCTTTCTTTATAAGGTGAAATAGCAACTTTATCAGCTGGTATATAATATGTTGAAACTAAAATAGAAACATTATTTCCAAATAATTGTAAGTTAGGATTAAGTGGATTAGGTGTTCCATCTGAGTCATTATTAGGATAATCAGGATTTTTACCTCCCCAATATTGGTTAGCAACTGTACTATCAACTCCGTAATATGCTTCTTGATATAAAACTATATCACCAACTTCAGGTACAATATTTGCATCTTTTAAATCATCTCTTAAAAAATAAAAATTAATTGGTTGATTAAATTGAATACCCTCTTCATTTTCACCATATTCTTCATCTGACCTATCAATTAAACAATTAAATAAAAAAGGACCATTATAAAATTTTTCAGCCGCAGCTTCACCATAAATATTTACTTTTGTTTCTTCCAATTTATATTGATAAAAAGCAGCCTGCTGGGTTATTACGTTACCTAATAATTCACGATTAACGTGTCTCATTAGTGACCAATCCCTTATTCCTGTAAATATTGCCATTTTATCCTATATAAATTACTCTTGGTACTTGATCCAATTCTTTTAATACAGCTTCTTGTTCTAAAATTTTTCTTTCTAATAATTTAGCTCTTGATGTTTCATCAAAATAAGCTCTTAATCTTTCTAATAAAGCTGTTTTTTCAGCTGTAGCAGCTGCTAATAAATCAGCTTGATTTAAAGTTGTTTCAGCATTAGGTATTGGAACAGTACTATATTTACCTCTTACATATCCTAAAATTTCTTTACATAATGCTAAAGTATATTCAAAAATCCATTGTCTACCAACTGAATTTATAAGTCTATAAACTGGGTTTTGATAAGGCATATTTGATACATTAGTAATTTCTCCACAAGCAGGTTGAATACTACTACTAATTCTTTCATTTCTTTCAATATATTCAAACCATAAATTACCACAATCACCATCAACACCTCTACCATCTAAAGTTCCTGGTATTGGAAATACCCTTAAAACATTATTATGAATTTCAAAACTATAATTAGATAATCTAACTTGTTCATTCATTTCAATTTGTTGAATTACCTGTAAATCATAATTTAGGGGCATCATTAAATAACCAACACCTTCTCCAAATCCTCCTAAACCAACAACACCAGCAGCTAAAGCACCTCCAAATCCAAAACTATCATAAGGATTTAAATATAAAGCTGATGCTGGTAAGGGGTCTTGAAAAAATACTCTTTTAATTTCAATACTACCAGTTATACCCTGATCTTTTGCCCAAATTTTTAAGTCATAATCTTGTACACTAGAACTTAAAGGTATATTACCTTTATACCAAGTAACATTGCCCCCAACTCCTGCTTCTTCGGCGTATTGTTCAGATAATCTAACTATATTTTCAAAATTAGGAGATACAATTACTTCATTTAAGTTTATATTTTCATAAGGTAAACCAGTTAAATCTAAGATATTTTCTCTAATAAGATAGGCATACAATTCATTTCCATAAGTTGTAATCGCCTCTTCAAAAGCTGTAAAAATAGAACCTGATTGTAATTCAACATCCATTAAAGGAAATCCTAATCGTGTAGTTACAAATTTTGCAACTTTAACACAATCAGTTTGAAAGTCAATATCATTATTATAAAATCCAAAAGGTAAAGCATTAGGGTTCCAAATTGGATCGCCATCATAAATGGGAATATTCATAATATAATTAGTTTTATTATAAATATGAAAAAAAAGACCTCAAATTGAGGTCTATTTTATTTTTATGGTTATGTCTTATTATGGGTTAAAAACCATTAAGTAAGCTGAGTTCGGGTGAGCATCAGCACTACCTGATAGCCATAAAGAACCAGTTACAGTGGGTTCAGAAGTTGGTAAAGCATTAAATACTACTGTATTTGCACTACTACTTACTTTTAATGAACCGGTTACTACTATACTACCTGTAACTTCAAAAGATCCGGATACGGCATGTGATCCTGTAAAGAATCTAAAATTATTATCTAATTCGTTAATTGTTAAAGCTGATCCTTTTCCGTCAGATCCTGTTCTAAATGTTAAAGCCATTTTTTAATTTTTTTATTTTGTTATAAATATTAAGAAGAACCTACAAGGTACTCTATTCTTACATCTTGGTTATTAGCTTTTGCTTTTATACTATATAAAGAAGCAAAATTAGAAAAATACTTAATATCAACATACCCTTCTACTACATAATCATAAAAATTAGTGCTATCAAATTGAGCATTTGAAAACATTAATGATTTACCAGGATCTAATTTAAATACACCTTCATCACCACTACCCTCATTACCCGTATTAGGAGCCTGAGCATCAGGACTATTTTGTATTAGATAAATAGATACGTAGTTATTAGCATCTAAATTCGTAAATCTCATGTATTTAACGGTATCTCTAACGAATGAACCCGCTACTTGGGATGACTCGTCATCTACAAATCTTAGTAGTTCAACTCCCGTATTTTCCCATTTTGAAGAAACTGTATCTATTCTTCTTACTAATTGACAAACATCAGGAATGACTATTCTATTTAATGCCGATTCTATATTACCATTAGGTAATTCTATACTTTCATTAATAGTTACTGTTAAAGAACCAGTAGGATTACAGACTGCCATAAGTTATTTTGGTTATAAATATTAAATTAATTCCTATAATACCAAAAATAAAAAAAAAGCCCGGTAAAAACCGGGCTTTAATTTAACTATGTTAAATATCTAATTATAGAGTATTTAATCCAGCCACATTAATGATACCATAGAATTCTGGTCTTACCATCTTCTTAGCGTATCTAGTAAGTAGACCTTTTCTTGGTACGAATGTATCTGGGTCATATACTAGTGGAGTCATAATTAATGGAATGTACGGAGCGAATACAGCACCACTTTCTAAGAACTGTCCACCTCTATATCCTAATAGGATTTGGTTTGTAGTCATATAAGGGTTTTTGTATACTTTTTGTCTTGCGTTAATAGCACCGACTTTCTGTACACCAAATGCATAATTCATTTTGGCAGCATCACCGTCTGTATCAGCAGCAAATCCTGGAATAGATTCTAAGATTGTTGCTACAGTTGGAGAACATACAAGGAAGTTTGCACCACCTCTTAATGTTTTCTGGTGAATAAGGTTGCTTACCTTTTGAATTTTAGTTCCAAGTGTTTGGAACCACTGTCCTTGGCTATTGTAAAATCCTAAGTCGCTAATAGCGCCTGAACCTTGTACAATAGCTTGATTGTTAACAGCTGACCAAGCTTCTGTTGCACCAGCAGCAGAATCAATTAACATACTTAAGATTTCTAAGTCAATTTCTAATGAAATGTACTCACTTAAGATAGAAGTTAATTCAGCTTCAGCATCTAGAGCATGGTAAGCGTTAAGATCTTGAGCGAACTCAGGAGTCCAAACAGCTTTCAGTTTTCTAGTTTTAGCAACGATTGCAGATGATTGCATCTGAATGTTGATTTCAGGAATTACCTGATCTGGGCAGCAATCCTGCTCCTCATCGTTAAACGAGTTAGGAACTGAGTTACCAGCTTCGAAATCACCTCTGTTTTTATCAGTAGGTTGGATTTGATAGTTTACCCATACAGAAGCAGTACCATCTACGTTTGCACCGTTAGCAAATGCAGATTTTGTAACGATAAACGTTACATCAGCACCACCATCATAATCAGTAAATTCAGATAACTGAGAACCAGCTACTTGACCATCTGAACCTGTAATTACAGCAGCTGTAAGTGATCCAGTAAATAATTGGAATCCTTTTACACCTTCAAAATCACCGTTTGCTAATGATGAAGTTGCTACAGTTACAGCATAATAAGTACTGTGATCGTCAGCAGTTGAACCAGAATAAGTTGCATTATAGTTCATTTGTGTCCAAGTTGCTTCGACGAAATCACCAGCAACCATGTCAATCTGAGATTGAGTATTCTGTACAGAATATCCAAATCTACCAGATCCGTATAATCCACCTTCGTTTGTGTTACCAAATGGTAGATTATCAGCGTTTCTATTTCCATATAAAGAATCTCCAGCTGTGAAAGGAGATTTTGCATTACCATACTGGAAATCTAGATAAAATACTAGACCAGAAGGTAAGTTCATTGGTTGAACAGAAACGAATTCTTGAGCAGCTATTTGTCCGAAGACTTTTCTAACTAATGGTAAAGCTACACCAGCCCACTGACCACCAATATTCACACCAGTTTGTGATTGGAATGTACCAGAAGAAGCTGCGCCACCACCTGTAGAACTTTGCTCAACAACAAGTTGTTTAGCTTGGTTTTCAAGAATAATACCCATGTTATTTTTGTGAGTACCATCTAAACCTTCTAATAAACCTGTCTTTTCCCATTTTCCAGCTAATTTAGCCGCGTCAGACTGTAAAGACTGATATGGGTTCGCGCTTTCTAATAATGAATTTAAGCTCATTTTTTTCAGTTTTAAGGGTTATTAATTAAATTAAATTAAACCTGCTAATTGTCTCATTCTGTCATAGACAGCATTTGATTCAATTATTGGTTGTTTAGCTTCAGATATTACACCTGTAGCTTTTGAAGCACTACCTTGGATTGATCTTTTAGAAGGTTTAGATTTATTTGTTATGCCTTCGTTTAAGGTATCAAACACGATTTTAGCTTCTTTTACTGAAGTTGTTTTGTCAAATGCTTTAAGCACTTTAACTTTTTTATCTTCAGACAAATTCTTAGACTTAAATATCTTGTTGGTATATAAAAGTTTTGCATTTAATAGATTTACTTCATTAAGTTCTGATTTTAATTCATTTACTGAATCAATCGCAGCCTTAAGATCTTCTTCCATTTTACGCATTTTTTCTGTTTCAACTTCTGCTTTATTGTCTCGGAAACGTTCATCACCTTGTCTTCTTTCTTTCTTGGTCATGTACTCTTTTCTTTCGTCAATTTCAACATCAACATCAACATCTTCCATATCCATCATATCCATTTCGCCTTCCTCTTCAAAATCTTCACCAGCTTCGATGGTACCATCAGATACAAGATCTTTAATAACATCTTCAATGAATCCTTTAAGATCATCTTCAGACATATCTTCTAGGTCGATTTCTCTGTCTTCTTCGTCTTCTTTTTCGTCTTTCATGCCATCTAGATAGCCTTCTTCCTCAGCATCTGTTCTAGCATCTTCTTTGACTTCTTCTTTATCTTTAGCTTCATCAACTTTGTCTTTGATGTCTTCAGCATCTTCACCAGCATCTTTGGCTAGTTTAGAAATCTGATCTAGATCATCTCTAACAGCGTCAACTTCTCTATCGATAGCTTTTTTCTCAGAATCTGACATTTCTTCTTCCATTTTGTCTTCTTTATCTTTCATTTCTTCATCAAGCTCGGCTAACAATTCGTCAAGGTTAATTTCATCAAGCTCTTCTTTAGCTTCGTCCATCTCATCTTTTTTCATCTCTTCGTCCATGTCGTCTTTTTTCATTTCTTCTTTCTTCATTTCATCTTCTCCATACTTCTTGGACATTTCTTCTTTTTTCATTTCGTCCTCTCCGTATTTTTTAGACTTCATTTCCTCTTTTTTCATATCATCTTCTTCGTATTTTTTCATGGATCCGTATTCGTCGACTTTTTTGTCATCTTTGGCATGTGCCATTTCTTCCATTTTGTCGTCGTCTTTATCCATTTCTTCTAACTTAGCAGATAACATAGATTTAAGATGAGGTGTAAAAGCTTCTTCAAGAGCAAGTTTAGCATTTGCAATAGCTACTTCCTTAACGGCTTTAGCATCAGCAATTGCCTCTTTTAACAAATCTTGGTTTGCCATAATCTCAAAATTTAAATTTGTGAAGTACGATTATTAAGAATCGTAATAGGAATTATTAATTTACTCACACCATATAAGGGATGGTGTATTACGGTTATACGTATATGAATATTTTGGAAAAATTAAAAAACAGGACAGCTTCCTTTTGAACAAAGTATCTCATGAATAATTTTATTTACATTAGTATAATCATAAGTTACTGTTTGTTTTCCTTCTTGAAGTACAGACATAAATGATCCTGGGTTAGATGGTGTTGAAACAAAATCCCAACATAATAGTTCAAAATCATCTTGTACTTCCATTACACTACCATTTTGTTCTAATGAACCCATACCTCTAGAAGATACACCTACGGTAATTCCATTTTTAATTAATTCTTTTAGTATGTTTCCAGATGGTGTAGGTAATATTTCTATTTTACCCATTAATTGATCTCCATCCCAACCATAATCTGTTACAATATGAGAAACATTTTTTAAATTTATTACAGTTGATTCAGGATGATCAAGTTCGCCCATTGAGCGTCTTTCTTTTACTAATTGATCGTATTTTTCCATTTCACGATCCCATAACTCTTTTTTATAATATCTACCATTACCGTTTTTTACTTCAGCGGTAGCAAGAATGCCTTCAACTATTAAGTTTCCATTCTCCCTATTTACATTTTCGGTTAATTGGGATGGAGAAACTTTAATAGCATGTGTTTCTATTAATAGTTCCTTACTCATTATTATGGGTGTTTAGCTGGCCCTGATGGTCTATTTAAATAACTTTTTCCAGTTCCTTTACCAACTTTTCTAGGATATGGGTCTAATGTTTCACCTCCAGTAGGATTAGCAAAATCAAATACACTTTGATCATTAATCTCATCTACCATTTCCTTATATTTTTTTCCAGACATTTTTTCATACATTTTTTCCATTTTAGCTTTTCTTTTTTCTAAAAGCTTAATTTCTTTTTGCATGTCCTTCATTTTCTTTTTATCAACTAATTCTTTTAAATTATCATCTTCATTAATTGAACTTACTCTTTCAATTTTTTCATTAATATAATTATTTAAAAATTCTAATTGAGCTTCCATTTTAGTAATATCACCCGCTTTACCAATTTCAGCTAATTTAGTTTCAATATTTTCTTTTTTAGATTTTTTAGCCATTGCCTTTTTAATAGCTTTATCTCTAGCAGCTAGATAATCTTCTGAATCAACATCACCATCACCATCCATATCTTTACCTTTAGCCTCATCCATATCTTCTTTTTCTTCCTGCATAGTATCAGAATATGAAACAGCAGTACCTTCATCTTCCATCTCATCCATAGGTAATTTTTCTTCTTCTTTTTCAGCCATCATTTGTTTAATAACTTGACCTGACATAGCAGCTAAAGACATTGGGTTACCAGAAGTTACAATACCACCCATATCCTCATTAAGTTGTTTTTTATCACCACACCCACAATCATCATCATCTTTTGATTCTTTTACAACTTGCATAGCATTATCCGAGTCTTTTAATTTTTCACTATATCCACTCCCACCATAAGTTTCACCGTCATTTTCAGATATTTTTTGTTCTTTATATCCTAAACCTTTAACACCAAATTGACCTTCTTTTACATAATGTAATGGATCTTTAGCTAAATTTTTAACAGCAATTTCTTTAGCTTCATCTAAAGTTAATTCACTATTATAGTTTATTTCACATTGAATACCAGTTAACATTTCTTGAGCGTTAACGTTATTAATATTATCAACGGAAGGATCATAATTATAGTTATGAGAAGCAATGTTTTCTACAGTTTTGGATTCTTTAAATGAACCAGCTAACTTATTGTCCATACTGTATTTGCCTTCATTGTTTTTAATTTTTTCATCTTCTTCCTTAGTATTAACTTTATCTTCGTTATTTACTATAGGTTGTAAAGACTCACCTTCAGCTAAAAAACTTTCAAATTTACTCCAAAATGGATCTTTAGCTCTGGTGTCAATTGTATTAATAGGTTTCATATCAATGTAGTTTTCATTGATTAATTCCTTGTGTAATTCTTCTGGTTTTTTCATAATTTTAATTTTCTAGTAATGATTCAATATCCTTAAAATAATCTTCTATTAAATCAGTTCCTTTAACTACATCAAAACTTTCTGGGTTATCTCTGTAGTATTTAATTGTTTCAATTTTACCTTGTCGTAATAATTTTTTTATATCTTCTAATCTGGTTTCAAGTTTATCAAAAGCCTGAACTCTTTGCTCTTGAAAATTTTTAACTTTATTATCTTGTTCCTTGACTAGTCTATATTTCATATTATACATATTAATAAAGCTTTCTAACTATCATTCCTGAGCCCTTTTGTACGTAGGTACCATCTTTGTTTTTAGGCACTAATTTATATTTAAATTGCTTTGTATATGCACTATCTGTAACTCCATCAGGACCAGCAGCAGGTCCAGGACCTAAAGTTGCTCCATCACCTAATTTACCTTCATCAACATTAGTTGTTGTTTTTAATGTTTTAGCTAAATTTAAGGCTTTTAAATATTTTTTATTTTTTTCACTCGGGTTTTCCATTTTTTTAATTCGTGAAATTTCTTTTTTAATTTTAGATAATGGAATTTTCTCTCCCTTAGGTATATTTAATCTTTTTCTTACTGTACCCTGTTTTAAATTACCTGCTTTTTTACCCTTAGCAGCCATTTTTTCATAAGTGTCACCTTCCTTTACTAGTTTTACTCTATCACTAGGAATTCTTTTAACTGTACTACCATCAAATCTAACTAATGTTTTATCTTTTTCAACTCCAACAATTTCTCCTGTTCCGAACATTTTTCCATCTTTATCATATACATGTACTAAATCAATTGCTTCACCTAATCCACCTGGTCCTTTTAGTTTTTTACCTTTTACATCTCTATCATACCCACAAGTACCTTCATTTACATCATAATCATAAAGTTGTTTTCTAACTTTATAAATTTTAT